TGTGAACTTTCACCTGCTCGATAGTCTTGTCCGTGTCTTTCTGGCTCCATGTAATGTAGCCGAACACCGAACAGCTAGTCTCTATTGAACCTGTCCTTGTCGCGCAGCCGCTCAGGATCAGTAATAACGGCATCACCAGCAATAATCGCATTTTTAATCCTCTCTAGTTCGATTTCCATACGACGTGCCTCGGCCAAGGCCACGGCATCAGATCGGATCTTCCAATAAAGCCCGGTGCATAGGACCACAGCTATAGCACCGAGTGCTACATACCGGCCAATCGGGGATAGGAGAAAGGGGAGAATCACTCGCCTGTCTCCTCCAAACGCTGACGACGCCAGTACCAGATAGCACCGGCAGCCAGAACGATGGCAACCAAAAGTAGAAACGTAGGATCTTTTACTAGATCCAACACGCTAGTTAAGGAATCGCCCGTATCCTTTACTTGGCGGGACACTTCGCCCGCCGCAGACAAGGCCGCAGCACCGCCCGTAAAGATGGCGGCATTGCCTTCCTTAGACTTGGACATCGTCTTAGCAGGCTTCTGAGGATCCGGCTTGACGCGGGCTTCATCGACATCGATGTCCGACCTATCGTTGACCGAGCGCCACAAGGCGCATTCCGCACGACGACGGCGCACCAGACCGGGCAGCTCCCGACCACCACCCTTGGTCCACTTCATCAGCTCCGCAGGAACTTCGCTGTACTTCCCAGCGTTGAGCTTCTTGAGCAGTGTGGACTTGGCCAACGCTCCTTCGCCCACGTTGAACGTGAACGATACCAGAGCGTCGAACTGGTTCTGAGAGAGCGGGACCGTAACAAGACGATCCACCGCGGACTCGTATTTAACGAGATCTCGGGCCAAGATCTCGTTGGCTTCCTGATAGGTGATCTTCATTTTAGGCACGACTTTAGGCGGACCGGCGGCGGAGGTATGCCCCACCCCAATCGTGAGTATCCCTGCGGGACACACATAGCTTTCTAAGCGTACGCCTTCGAACTGCTTAATCAGTTCGATGCCGGCCTGAGATGTTTTCACCGTACAACGAAGCCCTTGTTACGGAGCATGGCGCCCTGACCAAGGAACTTCTGACGGCCCTTCGGAGCAGCTTCCACCTTGACGGCGGATTCCTGAGCGAGAGGCACGGACCCCTGACCAACGATGGTCTGCGAGGTTTCGACGGCAGGGGTGGAGGATTTTTTCATAGCAAACCTCTTAGGTCGTGGGAGTCGTTGTGACCGGGGGCGGGGACGCCGGAGCAGACTGAGCCGGCTGCATCGGAGCAAACGGGGAGTAGAAGGAGTATGCTGCGGGAGGACCCATGTAAGCCCCCTGCGGAGTTGGAAAACCTTGGACCCCTGCCTGCGAACCATCGACAGGCATATAAGCACCCGTCATGCCCGGACGACGGCGGCTTGCAATCGCAAAGTACGACTCAAAGGGATTGGCCGTCGGACCTTGGAACGGGACTTGGAAAGGCGAAAAGCCGCGATATTGCGGGGGAGCCGGAGCCAAGTACGTCTGTGGTACGTACATGGTTGGGGCGGGCGTAATGTCGGCCGGAGCGGCTGCGACAGGAGCAGCACTCGGAAGACCCGTGGCGGGAGCCGCCGCAGGTGCGCCTGCCGCAGGAGCGGCAGAAGCCAGAGGAGCTGTAGGTGTGAACTGACCCGCCGCAGCATTACGGACAGCGTTCTCCATCATGTTGCCTTGCATGCTCTGCTGGAGCGTGCGTTGCTGCTGCGCACGGAGGGTGGCTTGTTCTGCAAGTTGCTTGTCGTACAGAGCTTGCTGATCAGCCAGCTTCTTGGCAAAGTCAGCTTCCATTTGAGCCCGCAACTTAGTTATGTCCGTTGTGGCGGTTGGAGTCTGCGTTCCGGTCAAGCCCTTGTATTCGGCCGAACCCAAAACAGCATCCCGGAACTGTTGCTCCGTAATTGCTCCGCTCATCAACGCCTGTTCCCACTGCTTAGCGGCAGGATCCTTGGCGTAAACATCTGCGAGCGTACCCTGACGTTGCAAGCCGTCCTTACCTGTGTACATGCGAGCAACGTCGTACTGAGCGCCTTCTTGGGAACGGCCAACTTGTTGCCGAACTTGGTCGGCAGTCAAATTGCCAGATTCAAGGGCTTGAACCCAGTTTTGAGCTGCTGCATCACCCTTTAGTCCGCGACCAACTTCTTGCTGGTAGATTTGGGCAACACGAGCTTCCGCCGAATTAGCAATAGCATTAGCCACCGCTTCTTGACTCATTCCAGAGGCAATGGCGTTTGACCAAGCCTCAAGACCAGCAGCGTCCGCCTCGCGCCCCAGTTGAGTCGTGTAAAGAGCGTTGACGAAATCTTTGATTCCTTGATCAGCCATGGCTGCTTCCTTCAGATCAGATAACTAGGGGACGATACCCTTGTTGGGGCGCTGGAGCAATAAAATCGGCGATATTGAAGCTGTACGGGGACACCGGCTTCGGCGCTGCGGGCGGGGCGATAACTTCGCTACCTTGCTTCGCTTCGTTGCTCATGGTCCAAATGGTTGGGGCGACATCGCCACCACCGCCACCGTAGCCTTCGGCAACCCCCGCGTTCGACGGTCCTTCGCCGAAGCTTGGGCCAGAGCCGCCCATCAAACCCATCAAACCGCCGCCGGTTTGGAGACCTTGGCCCGTGGCAAGACTGACACCCTGCCCATACAACGACGTTCCGGTGAAGCCGAGGGAGGCCAAGTTGGCCGGACCGTATCCCGGAAGGGCTGCGGTCAAACCCGCATTAACAAGGGCGGATGTGATTGGGTTTGACGCAATACTAGCGATACCAGACATCGAACTCGGTGACGGTCCAATTGAAACGGATTCCTGCCCGTTCATGTTGGTGACCGAAACCTGCGCTCCGGTGAGCGGGTCCGTGAAACTGTCCGTTGAAAACGAACTAGCGGAACGACCCGGAGTACCGACAGGAGCACCCGCTGCAACCGCTGCGAGAGACGACCCTCTGCCGACAGATGGCGTCGATGAAACAGATGGAGCTTGGGATGGAGCCTGAGAGGGAACTGACGAAACAGCAGGGGCTTGAGAAGGGACGGATGCGACCGAAACGGCTGGCGCAACAACTCCGGGGGATCCAACATAGGGACTCCCAAAAGATCTCTGAGCCATGACTGCGGCTTCTTGAGCCGCAAGATGAGCGGCCTGTTCCGTGCGGGCTTCTGCGCGAGATCCGGGAATACCGGTTGCCCCAAGCATGCCGGTATCGACGCTTGCCCCGCTATATGGAGCGCCCATGGAAATTCCGGCAGGGCCTACCCCAAAGCCCATACCCATTGAAGGGGAAGAGTATCCTTGAGGATTGCTGCTTGTAGCCGCGCCACCAAACGGAGTCGAAGACGGGGCAGAGGTGCTAATACCAGACTCTGTGGCTGCAAACCCAGCAACACCCGTATTTCCTAGCGCCGCGCCAAGACCACCAAGGCCACCGGAGATATTCCCGGCACCCATGCCGAGTCCGGACACGCCTTCGGCATCCGTTCCTGTTCCCATGATGCCGCCAAGACCAAGACCGCCCATGGAAACATCAGAGATACCCATGGACGAAAGAGACGTGGAGACATCCGTTGAAGGAGAAACACCTTGTGAGGCCATGACTCCGGGGGACATGTCGGCACTGACCCCAACGGGTCCAGCCAAACCAAAGGCCCCGGCCTGAGTTGGTCCCAATGCTTCGGTAACGCCAGAGGCTACCGCAGCAAGGGAAGAGCCCGAGAAAACTCCACCAAGACCCAATGCGGCCAAAGACCCTGAAACCTCTTGGGCGTTAGGGGAAGCAATGTCGGCTGTTGAAACAGAAGGACTTACTGAAGTTCCGCCAAGCATGCCCGCAACAGCGGCAGCAATGTCGGGATTACCTGTAGCCTCTGCGTTGGCCATTGCGGCTTCTGGACCGCCAGAGGTATTAGCGATGTTAGCCGCGGCTTCATTAGTCGCACCAGGGCCTATGCCCGGAATGCTGTTCTCACCGCCACCAATTGCGGCAACGCCGTCGTTGCCGTCATTCCCAGTGTTGCCACTATCGCTAGGACCGTTTGATCCGGGGCCGTTACCACCGGGTCCACCGCCGGGGCCACCACTGGTTCCTTCCCCGCCTTGACCATCGCGGGGAATGTTACGGAGAAGGAGAAGTTCCCAAGGCGCGAGCATTACGCGACTCCGGCCCTCTGGAGAGATACGTTAGCGCGAAGCTGCGCGATGTCTTCGTTCGACTGGATGCGTTCGCGATCAAGCGAGTCTTTCGCCTGAAGCTTGGATTGATCGAAAGCCAGACGCTGTTGATCCGCAACGGCCTTCTGTTGGAGCTGCTGCGCCTTGAGCTGCAAGTTCTTTTCCTGCAACTGGATCAGCGGGTCAGCGCCAGTATCCGGCGGAGGCGGATTGAGCATCTGCAAGATCTGCGCTTGGAGCTGCGATTCGATACGCGCCGTCAGTGCAGCCTGCTGCGCAGGGTTGACCGGCGGAGGCGGCATCATCATGGGACGACCGAACTGATCCATGCTCTGCACAGGCTGTTGCAATTGTTGCATCGCCTGCTGCTGGGCAAGCAGCGAAATGTGTTCGAATATGTGCGACAGAAGAACACCCTGCACCTGCGGAGAAACTTGGATAAGCGGCAGCATGTAGAACTGAACATGCGCCGTGATGTGTGCTTGGTGATCTTGCTCGGGGAAAGCTTGGAGGGGTGAGCCTCCATTAGGAACAACAATCGAGCGAGCATTTTCTTGTGCTGGTCCCTGCGGCATCGGATTCGGCGGAGGAGGCAACAGCATGTCGATGTTCTGCACATTGAGCGCAGCATACATACGACGATAAGCTTCGTAGAGATTGTGCATCTGCGGCGCGGCTTGAGCAAGACGGAGCTGCTCTTGCGCCAACGAAATGCGCTGCGTCATCGAATAGATGTTCGGATCCGACACCGGCAAGATGTCAATGCGATCATCAAAGTCCGCAGCTTTAATTGTGCGTTCCGCATTCGGAACTTCGTACGGGTATTCAGGCGGAAGCGACTCAGCAAAAACCTTTGCAAGCAGCTTCAACTCTTGCATCTGCGCATAGTGCATCCGCTTGTGAACAGCGGACATGACGCGCGAGCCGCGTTCCAAAAGCGCAATCGTTGTGCCGACAGGAAGCTCTTGGTTGGTTTCACCCATGCCAAGATCTTTTGTGCCGACGAACTTTTCAGCGGCCGTGATGCAGAAGCCCAAGAGCTGGAAGAGCGTGGCACTTGGTTCTTTGTACGGCAGCGGCAACAGGTTTTCGCGCAGCGATCCACCCGGTGCATCGACATCGCGCCATTCACCAGGTTGCAACGGTGCATCCTGATCCTGAACGCGCAGGCCTTTTGCTTTGAAGCCGGCCGGCAAATTTGCCAACGTGCCAGCATCGATCAACTGACGCAGAATCGACGTGGACGAACGCGACAGATTGCCGAGCAAGTGGACAAGGCCGAAGCCATAGAAGCCCATGCCCGGAAGAAACTTGTAGTGAACGAAGTATTGGCGCTTCTTGCGCAGCGGATCGTCAGCTTTGTAGTTGCGACGGATAGCAAGGATCTCGCCTGAGTCCTTTTCAATCGTCACGATGTACGGAAGCTTGATGCCTGTCTCTTTGCCGTCGTTCAAACGGTCCTCGAAACCCGGCAGATCCAGATTGCAATGGCACTCGTACAGCGTGTACTCGTCGGTTTCCTCCGACGGCTCGACGCCGTTGATCTGATCGATCTTTTCTTGGATCTCGTCCGCTTCGGTGACACCCGGCTTGCCCAGATCCACCTCACGATAGACCCCGGCCACCATCTGCTTGCGCAATTCGTTCGCGCTAACACGCGTGACGTGCGTCACACGCTCAGCCGTCAGCAAATCGCGGGCGTTATAGGGGACAATCAGGTCCTTCGGCAGGATATACGGGCTAGTCGCGCGGCCAAGGAAGCCGTCATAGTACACTTTCTTGAAGGCCGACCCGCCATAGCCCACGTAATAGAGCATCTGATCGAAATCCGGATCGTATTCTTCCATCACATGCGTGATTTCGTAGTTCATAAACGTCCGAACGCGGTCGGCCTGCGCCTCACGCTCCGGTGTCACCATGCCGACGACCTGTGTACGTACAGGACCGCCCGGAGGAAGCAGCTCTTTGTAGGCTTGGGCTTGGAATTGTACGACTGACTCGTTCAAAATGGGGTGAACGACGCCCGATGCGCCGTCAAACGGCTCCGTGCGCTCTTCGTACTGCAAACCGAGCAGGGTCATGCCCTTCTCGTAGGTGTCTTTCCACTCCTGACGGGACGAATCGTCGTCCTCAATCATGGAAACGAGGTCGGTTGAGATGGACGACAGCTCTTTATCGTCCACATACTCCGCCAAATTCGCACCGAAGGGGGCGTTTTCGGGATCTTTCTTCCCCTCTTCACCACCAAAAGTGATGGTTACACCACCGTCTTCGTCTTCAATGATGTCGAAATCGTCATCTTCGCCCATCATTTCGTCTTCCATCTCCATATCGGGAGACATCATGTCCCCGACGGGAGGAAGTTCGGACGGGATCTCAGGGTAAACCGCCTTATCGACGTTGTTAAAGGGGTCCGTTGCCATCAGTAATACACCCTGCGACCGATATGTTCGGTCTGTTCTATCACATAATCTTCAGGATGGGTAATGAACCCGCCCTGGCGGAAGCGCATCAGAGCCTGTGAGCACGCATCGACGTGGTCATCATGCGCTCCATACGGGAATGCGGCGATCTCTTCGATTACTTCCTCGGCCCAAGAGGTCTCAGGATACCACACTAGCCCAGCCTCAAACAGCGGGGCAATGGAGTTGAGCCGGCTAAACTTGTCATTCCCACGCGACGGCGTGTAGTTCACGACCGGGATGCCCATGTTCCGCAGTTCCTGCGTCAAAGGCAAGCCCGCCGCCTTACTTTCGATCAAGACCGTCTCCGGGTCCCAGTATTGGTACTCGGACATGGCCACCCGCTTCAGATCCGGAAACTCCCACCGACCCTTCTTGGCATCCAACAAGATGATATTTGCAGGCCCGTCCTCTCGTGGGTAGAATACGCCCCACGTTTGGATGGCACTAAAGTCAGCCGTTCGCGTTTTCAGGAACGCCGTGTCGTAAGACTGCATGACGTAATGCAGGCGCGGGATTTCCTCCTTCTCCCACACCTGCCACCAGTCGCGCTTAACAATCGACGCCGCGTCCGCCGTGGGCTGCTGCATGTATTGCGCTTGCCACTTCGACAGGCTGATCGACGCCTTGATCTTCTCTAGCTCGTCCAGCTTCCAATACTCAGGCCAGAGCGGTTCGCCGGATTCCAAGATGGCTGGAAACTCCACCACCTCCCACTGATCCGCCTTCGGATCCATGCCCTGCTGCTTGAGCAGTCTTGCCGTGATGTCGAGTTCACCCCATCGCGTCATGACGACGATGATCGCCCCGCCCGGTTGCAGACGCTGACGGGGACCAGCCTGATACCAATCCCAGGCGTTTTCCAACGCAGTCGGCGACTGAGCGTCCTGTTCCGAATGCGGGTCGTCCACGATGAACAGATCGGCGCCGCGGCCGGCGATGTTACCGCCCACACCGGCAGCGTAGTATTCCCCGCCCTCGTCCGTCTCCCAGCGATACGCGGCCTTCGAATCAGACCTGAGCCGGGCGTCCGGGAAGACCCGCTTATAGTCCTCCGTCTCCATCAGGTTCTTCACCTTGCGGCCGAATCGGATCGACAGGTCCGCGGTATGCGTTGCCTGCATGATCTTCCTGTCAGGCATGCGTCCAATGAACCACGCCGGGAACAGGTACGAAGCAAACTCTGACTTCGTATGGCGCGGCGGCATGTTGATGATCAGTCTCTTAAGCTCTCCACGAGCAACCGCTTCAAGTTTCTCTGCCACAATCTTATGATGACGGCCGGCGATAAAGTTCGGCCAGATGAAGCGCACAAAATCAAGGAAGTGATCGCGTGCTCCCTCGACCTGAGTGAGCTGGGCAGCTCGCTTTTGCAAGGCAAGATATTGACGAAGGGTTTCATCGGAGACAGTTGTAGGCAATGCCATGCGTTAGCCTCTGCGCCGTAACAAGCTGAAGTCCGCCTGCTTGGGCAGCGTTGATTGGTAATAGTCCGTGATTGCCGAGATCATCCGCTGACGTTGCCTGTTCGAAGGTCCTTGGTCCAAGTTCATCCGCTCACGGGCCAAAGCCAACTCCTCCGCATTCAGCGCAGCGATCCCCTCGGCGTCCTGCTCCATGGGCATGCCCAAAGCGTTAGCAAAGCGGCCGACATACTCAGGCACCGACGTTCCGGTGACATCAGACGCATTGCCGGCACGATCCATGGGCCGACCAGAAAACCACATGCTCGCCGCGTCATACGGGTTGCCGGTCTTCTCGACGTACTGACCAAACTTCGCCGCCGCCACGGCGTCCTGCGCCTCACGGCTGCGCAGGAACTGATCAGGGGTCATCTCCTGGCCGAGGACCTCTTTCGTCCAAACAGGGATATTGAAGTCCATGACCTGATAGCGGCCATACGCCTGATTA